GACGACGTTGTTAACGTAAACAGTGCAGATACTGCTACAACTAATATAGTTGCAACTGCTGATACGTATACTAAGTCATCTTATCTAGTAATGGATGGAAACTTTTTAAAAATCTACGATAAATTTAACGATCAATTTATTGAAATACCCGCTTCTTCATCAACAGCTGGAATAATGGCAGCTACTGACTTAAATAGAGCTCCTTGGTTCTCACCAGCAGGTTCTCGAAGAGGTCAATATCTTGGAATAACTGCAATTAATTACTCACCGACAAAAACTCAAAGAGATACTCTTTATAAAGCAGGTGTTAATCCAATAGCAAATATCCCTGGAGCTGGCGTAATACTATTTGGCGATAAGACAAAACTTGCAAGACCTTCTGCATTTGATAGAATCAATGTACGTAGGTTATTCTTAGTTCTTGAAAGAGCAATATCAAGAGCAGCAGAGCAAGTACTCTTTGAATTCAATGATGAATTTACAAGAGCAGAGTTTGTCAATATTGTCGAGCCAGTATTAAGAGAAGTAAAAGGTAGACGCGGTATTACAGATTTCAGAGTCGTAGCAGATGCAACTAATAATACACCTGCAGTAATCGATAGAAATGAATTTATCGCAAGTATCTTCATTAAGCCGGCTAGGTCTATTAACTTTGTCACTCTTAATTTTGTGGCAGTAAGAACTGGCGTCGACTTTGAAGAAGTCGTTGGCACAGTTTAGGAGGTAGAAAATGGCAGTATTAGGCGTAGATGATTTTAAATCAAAGCTTAGAGGTGGTGGGGCAAGACCTAACCTCTTCAAAGCTACAATTAACTTCCCAGGTTATGCTAATGGAGACGCGGAACTAACATCGTTCCTTTGCGAAACCGCTCAATTGCCTGGGTCAACACTTGGTCAAATTGTTGTACCTTTTAGAGGAAGACAATTAAAAATGGCTGGAGATAGAACTTTCGATGTTTGGACAGTTACTATTATCAATGATACAGATTTTGCTATCAGAAATCCAATGGAAAGATGGATGAACGGTATGAATGCACATAGTGCTAACACTGGTCTTTCAACTCCTATTGCATATGAAGCAGATCTTTTTGTTGAACAGCTTGATCGATCAGGTGATACTCTTAAAAAGTATACGTTTAGAGGTTCATATCCACAAGATATGTCAGCAATTGATCTAAACTATGCTACAAACGATGAGATTGAAAGGTTCACAGTGACTTTTGCGTATCAGTATTTTGAGACTGATACCACTACTTAATCGTTTATAAATATTAGGAGGGCGAAAGTCCTCCTAACATTAAAAAGGAATACTTAATGGCAGAAGGTTTTAAATTATTTGGTTTTGAAATAACCAGAAGTAAAGATACAAAGGCCATCAAATCGATTGTACCACCAAGAGATGATGATGGAGCTGGTTACGTAACTTCTACATCGCATGGAGCGCATTATGGTCATTACATCAATATGGATGGAGATGATGCAAAAGATAATGCTCAACTTATATTAAAGTATAGAGGAGCTTCAATGCATCCTGAAGCAGATGCAGCTATTGAAGATATTACAAATGAAGCAATTACAGCTAGCGATATAAAGCCAACTTTAGAATTAAATTTAGATAAAGTTCCTGTTGGGAACGGCATAAAAAAACAAATACAAGAAGAATTTAACAAAATCCAAAACATGTTAAACTTTAGAGAGTTAGGACATGATATTTTTAGAAGATGGTACGTTGATGGAAGATTATATCATCATTTAGTCGTAGATGAGGCTAATTTATCAGCTGGAATACAAGAAATAAGATATGTAGATGCTGCTAAAATTAGAAAAGTTAAACAAGTTAAAAAGAAAAAAGATCCTGCAACTGGAGCAAGTATAGTAGAAAAAGTTAATGAGTTTTACATCTACCAAGAAAAACCTGGTGGACAACAAACTGGAATCAAGCTTACTCCTGATTCAGTAAGTTATGTTACGTCTGGAATACTAGACGAAGCTAGAAGAAAAGTAGTTGGCTTTTTACATAAAGCTTTAAAACCAATTACGCAATTAAGAATGATGGAAGATTCTCTAGTTATTTACAGACTAGCAAGAGCTCCTGAAAGAAGAATGTTTTATATTGATGTAGGTAACTTGCCAAGAGGCAAAGCTGAACAATATATGAAAGATATTATGGCCAAGTATCGTAATAAACTTGTTTACGACGCAAAGACCGGTGAAATACGTGATGATCGTAAACATATGTCAATGTTAGAAGATTTTTGGCTACCAAGAAGAGAGGGCGGTAGGGGTACTGAGATTTCAACCTTACCGGGCGGCGAAAACTTAGGGCAGATTGAAGATATTATATATTTTCAGAAAAGATTATATAGATCTTTAAATGTTCCTTTGAATAGACTAGAGCAAGAGCAGCAATTTTCATTAGGAAGATCTACTGAAATTAGTCGCGATGAATTAAAATTTCAAAAGTTTATTGATAGAGTGAGAAATAGATTTTCTCATTTATTCTATGACATTTTGAAAAAACAACTCATAATGAAAAATATCATAACTGAAGCTGATTGGCAATCATGGAGAGATTTTGTTGTAGTAGATTATTTAAGAGATAATCACTTTGCAGAATTAAAAGAAGCAGAACTTTTAAGAGAAAAAGTACAGACTTTGGACCAGATTTCTCAATACGTAGGTGAATATTTCTCTAAAGAATGGGTACAAAAACACGTACTTTTATTTGATGATAAAGAAATAGAAGATATGAATAAAGAAATTGAAGCGGCGCAAGCTCAAGAACCAGATGACCAAGGAGTAGTATAATGGAAAACGTAGCTAATAATAAAAACATGCCAGATGGTGTTGAAACTATTGAAGATTTAGTTAGGCACTCACTAGAACAAGATTATAATAAAGCTAATCAAGTGTTTGGTGAACTTATGACTGACAAATTAAATACTGTATTAGATCAAGCTAAAATGAAAATAGCTGGAAACATATATAATGGGGATCCTGAAGATCCTGAAGATGCAGTTGAAGACGATGATTTTGAAAAAGAAGAGTCTGATGAAGATATTGAAGATGAAGAAGAATCTGATGAAGACAAAGATTCTAATGAGCATACTCATGAAGACGGCACTACGCACTCGCATGAAGGTGGTGACGAAGAGCATGATCATGATGATGAAGAAATCGAAGGCGCTGCTGTCTAAAACCTAAAATGTATAAATAAAGGTAAAAGCATGAAAAGCTTTTTAGAATTAAGAGAATTAACTGGTAGAAAGCCTGAAGGCAAAGAAGTTTTCAATAAAAAAATTGGTAGAATACCAGTCAAAATACATAAAGAACGTACAGGATTTGTAGCGTACGTAGATGGAGATAGACTTGACGTTTACCGTTCTCAAAGAGAAGCTGAAAAAGCGGTAACAGAGTTTATCAAACAATATAAAGGAATGAAATAATGGAAATAAGACCTTTAGCTGCAAAAGTAACGGCCAATGGCTCTGGAAATAAAACAACTGTTGGTAACGCGCAATGCGTTTATATATGTGCAACTGCTGATGATTTAATAACTAATATAACTACTGGATTTACTTTTCAAATGCATGAAAATCAATCAATAGTTATTCAAAAAGAAAAAGCAGAAGAATTACATGCAGGAACTACATCTACGCATTTTACTAAAATAGCATATCCAAGAGGATAACATGAAATTAATATCCGAATATGTAGAAAATGATATAGAATTCTTAATTACCGAGGATAAGAAAACCGGTAAAAAGAATTATGGTATACAAGGAATCTTTGCACAAGCAGAGACAAAGAATCGAAACGGTCGAATATATCCACTGCCTATTATGGAAAAGGCATTAAAAAAATATAATACTGATCAAGTGTCAAAAGGAAGAGCAGTCGGCGAACTGAATCATCCTGAAGGACCGACCGTAAATTTAGATAAGGTTTCCCACAAAATTGACGACCTTCACTTTGAAGGAAACAATATTGTGGGCAAAGCATCGATATTGAACACCCCTATGGGAGAAGTTGTTAAAGGCTTACTCGATGGCGGCGTCACATTCGGTGTATCGACTCGTGGTATGGGAAGTTTGAAGAACAATGGTAACGCAATGGTCGTTAATGACGATTATATTCTTAATGCGGTAGACATCGTACAAGATCCATCCGCTCCTAGCGCTTTCGTTAATGGGATAATGGAAGGAGTAGAATGGGTGTGGAATAACGGTATCATTGAAGCTCAAACAATTGAAAAAATGGAGACTGAAATTAAGAAAGCTCCGCGTGCTAATCTCTATGAGACAGAAGTTCGTGAGTTTAAGAATTTCCTCTCGTTACTCAAATAAAAAATAAGGAGTCAAAAATGACTGATAAAGAAATTATCGAAAATCAGGAAGAAGAACTCCATGACGAAGTAACAGAAGACGAAGTTGTGGAAGCTCACGATCCTAAGAATGCTGAAGCTCAGTCAATAGCTGCTACTGATAAGGCAGGTGAAGCAACCGGTTCTGCCAAACTACCAAGTATGGGAACCGCTAAAAACATCATGAAAAAAGATCCAATGCCAAAACTAACTAAGGCTGGAATGGTTAACGCAATGTACAAAGCAACCAGTAAGATGAATAAAAAAGAACTGGAAAGCGCGTACAATGGTATGATGAAGCCACAGATGTCTGGTACAGACGCTGAAGCTTTTGAAGGCGAATCAATCCAAGAACAGCCAGAACTACAGGTTAGTTATGACTTTAAAGACGATCTTAATGCTCTTGTCAACGAAGAAGCTACATTGTCTGATGCATTTAAGCAGAAAGCAGAAACTATCTTTGAAGCTGCAATCAATTCTAAATTAGCAGATGAGATTGACAGACTTGAAGAAAAGTACAATGAGGAAATCACTGCAGAAGTAGAGACTACTAAAGCAGACCTCGTAGAGAAAGTAGACAATTACCTAAACTACGTAGTTGAAAACTGGATGAAAGAAAATAAATTAGCTATCCAAACTGGTTTAAGAACTGAAATAGCTGAAGACTTTATGACTAAGTTGAAAGACGTATTCGAAGAGTCTTATATTGCAGTGCCAGAAGGAAAAACTGATTTAGTTGACGAGCTAGCAAATACAGTTGATGACCTTGAAGTAAAACTCAATGACACAACTAAAGATGCTATCGAGATGGCTGAAGAGTTAGAAGGTTATAAAAGAGAAGCAATCATTAGAGAAGCTTCTAAAGACTTAGCTGAAACTCAAGTCGAAAAGCTAAAAGGTTTAGTAGAAAAAATTGACTTTGATGACGAAGAAACTTTCGCACAGAAAGTATCTACTGTTAAAGAGTCATACTTTACTAATACTAAAATTACAACCACTGGAGAAGAAGTGGCTGATGATGACGAAGCTCCAATACAAGCTTCTGGCTCAATGGCAACATATCTCTCTGCAATTAAGAAAACAGCAAATAAATAAGGGAGTCGTCGATGAATACTACATCATACGATAAATTGATCGAAAAATGGGCACCGGTACTTAACGAAGAAAGCGCTGGTAAAATTACCGATCATCATAAAAAAGCTGTAACAGCTGCTGTTCTAGAGAATCAAGAGATCGCTCTTAAAGAAGACGGAGCATTGAATGAAACTACAGTCACAGCATCAGCTGCAGCAAATTGGGACCCAGTATTAATTGCACTAGTTAGAAGAGCTATGCCAAATTTAATGGCATACGATATCTGCGGTGTGCAACCAATGACAGGTCCTACAGGTCTAATCTTC